TGTCAGGAAGAAACGAATCTCTTCTTGCCACCCTGGCGGCTGGACAGGTCTTTGGCCTGTGTTGCCCAGCTTGCCCCCTCTTTCGGGGGCTCGCTGCCTTTCATCGACATCATAACGCCGAGTCCCGGTGGCACCCTCTCCTGAGAGAGGAGGACCACCGGGCCCTCGGCCAATTCTTCAAGTCGGTCCACCAGGACCGACTCCTCAACTTCCCCCAGCGGCTTTCCCCGCCCCGTCAAACGGTGGGACTGGAGTTTGTACTTCTTTCGAAAAGCTGCCGCGAAGCTGTCAAACGGACGGCAATAAGGCCGCCCGTCAGCAAAGCCGGCAACGCCCAACGAAGGGGCCCACACCGCAGCCAAAGCGACTGCGGCATCGTCGAGCGTGAGGGTACGATGCCCTGGGATTTCGCTACCAAGTTTCTCCAATCTGGAGCCAACTTCGGCAGGGACTTCCCAGGGCGGGTCGGACTCAAGCTCGGCGCGGGCCTCCTCGAGGGCAACCGAAAGAAGATCTCCAGCCACACCGGTCGTTCTCCAAGAGTCCACCAAGCCTTGCAGAACTGCAACCGCCGGCCCTTGAGGGCTCTCCCTGGCATCGAGGAGAACCCGGAAAAGGAAACGGCGGTAGTCAGTTCGGCAATCTTGGAGGGCACGACCATGACGGAGCGGGGGAAAGCCGCCCCCTCCCAGGACACGAGGCACACGTGCTGGAATGCCACAGCATTCCAACCGTCGGATCTCGGGACGCAAAATCGTCACCAACCGGCCAACCCTCCTCCTCGTGAAGGAAGAAGACCAAGCCGGGATGGAAGACGAAATTGCGGGGCCGGAAGTTGCCCAGGTCGGCATCTCGTAGCAGAAGGGAGAAGCCCGTTTGGTTTCGAAATGACCTGGGTGGACTATGGACCTTACCGGAACATAGTCCACCAGGAAACTCGCGTCCATTCGGAACATATCCAATTCCGCCGAGATAACCGATCCGGGCTTCAACCGGCCCAGGAGGGCCCAGTCTGGGGCAGGGACCTTGATGTGCTCGAACCAAGCCATCTGCTCCGTAAAGAGCAGAAGGTGGTGAGACACAAGGTGCTTCCCTGCCGAAAGACCGGAGCCCACCGCCCGGATCCGACGTTCGTAGCCGCAATGAGAGAGGGCCGGGAGGACCCCGGCGAGGTCATCCCCGCAGACAGCCAGTCGAAACGCCCCGAAAGGCTTGACCGGAATGCCCTGCAGGCGTTGAACCTCGACTACGGAGTCCTCCGCGGCCCAGAGGTTAACCAAATTGAGGATGAACCAGGAAAGGGGGAGGCCCATCAGACATCCACGCACAGATGTGATGGTAAGTTCTCCTTCTTCTTTCCCGGTTGCTTCCTCCAATTCGGTATACCTCACCACTTGCGGCCCGAGCACGAGCCTCCCGAGACGACGGACGTCGTCCGGAAGTCCTGCCCCATCACAAACTCCCTCCCACACCGCCGCAATGGCGGCCTGCGAAAGGCCGTCCGTCGCTTTGGTAAGGTCGGCCGACACCAAAAGCGGGTCACCAAGGCCAAGAGGGGCCTCGACAGGATCTTCACGAAGATCCCGGAAGAGACCTACAAGGCGCTCTCCGGAGAGAGACGCCTTGATCCTTGGATCCCGCTCCAACATCGGCCAAACCACCGAACGGACAAGATGGCCGGCTTCCACCAACCAGATGGGCGACTTAGTGACGATGCGTGTTTTAAATCCACGCTCTTTAATCGTCGCCGCCTCGCACTCTGGCAGTGGACCGCCGGCCAACGCGTCTGCGGCGGAGCGGAGGGAGCAGTCCCGAATGATTTGGGCCACCCGCCTTCTTTCACCGTCCGGGTCGGTGGAGATGTCTACGACATACTCCACGGACCCTCGAGTTGCCGCGTGTCCCATGACAGCGCGGTTCGATTCCCCGGTTTTGGTAAACCGGGATGGATCGGCGAAAGTGGGGAAAAGGTTCAGCCGGTCCGCCGGATTGGATGGAACGCCCGGCTCCTCTTCGAACCACGCATTGACCCTGTCCCTGAGATCGGTGCGAGCACCGCCCCAGAAACGGGAAACGTCAAGCGTGGCCGAAGAGGAAGCCTGCATCCGTGCCACATCCGAAGCGGCAAACCGGCCATAACGCTTTCCCCAGCGGGTGGCCCAAACCTTGAGAGCCAACCGGTCGGGCCCAGGCACCCCGTGGGGGGTAGCCAAAACCGACCGGTGGCTCTTCAAGGCCTCAACCGCTTCTTTCCCACCTGGATAGGGAAGTGCCCGGGAGAATGCTGTGAGCTGAAGCTCATTGCGGACTCTCCTCGGGAGGCTCCTAATCTTATCCAGGCGGGTCAGAAGACGGGTGAGGCATTCGGGACTGGATGGGTGGAGGGGAGAAACCTCGGCATATCGTCGGACCTCCGCCGGCAGCGACTTACGGTCGTACGCGGCTGCACGAGAGCGCAAGTGGTTAGCAAAGGCCTTCAGGACCTTTGCCACGAGCGCCATCCCGCAACCTACGACCGTAATCGTTACCCAGGAACGGAGGGCCGACAGTGCCGAGGGGGGGAAGTTGACGTCACAAAGGTAGATTGCCGAAGCGAAAGCTTCCCACGTAGCCTGAGTGTCAGAACACCAAGCTGCGCGTTGCTTCTTCGGCGCCTTGCCTACGTGACGGAGGAACTGGCCGAGGGCGGCCCGTTCGGAGACCGAATAGAGCCGACCAGTTATGTTGTCGATGAAGGGCGGTGCGGAGAGATACTCGAATCTCCCTGGACGCACCTTGGACCGGCGGGAGGGTTTCCCCTTCTTCCGGGCCGGAGGCGTTCGG